ATGAACTATGGCACAATATAAAGAAAAAGTAAAAGACTATTCAGCAGACTTACAGAAACTCTTTATTGAGTTTATGATTACTGATCCATCACTTTATGTAAGAGTAGCCAATATTACAAGAACAAAATTCTTTGTAAAAAACTTGGCGCCAGCAATTAAATTTATTTGGGATCATTCTAGAGAGCATAATGCAGTTCCAACAGTAGAACAAATTAAAGCAGAAACTGGTGTTGAACTAAACAAAGTTCCAGATATAGATGACAGGCATAAAGAATGGTTCATGAAAGAATATGAAACATTTTGTAGACACAAAGCATTAGAGATAGCAATTATTGATTCAACTGATTTATTAGAACAAGGTGATTATGGTGTTGTAGAAGAAAAGATCAAAAATGCAGTACGCATTGGATTGACAAGAGATTTAGGTACAGAATATTTTTTAGATCCCAAAGCAAGATTGTTAGCACTTAAAGATAATAATGGAACAATAAGCACAGGCTGGAAAGGATTAGACAAAAAACTGTATGGTGGATTTAACAAAGGTGAATTGAATATATTTGCAGGACAATCCGGTGCAGGTAAATCTTTATTCTTGCAAAACTTGGCATTGAATTGGGTAATGACAGGACTTAATGTTGTATATTTTACTTTTGAATTGAGTGAAGAACTATCAGCAATGAGAATTGATTCTATGACAACTGATATTCCAACAGGTGATATATTTAAAAAGATTGATGATGTTGACTTACAAGTTAGAATGGTAGGTAAAAAAGCAGGTAAGTTACAAGTTAAATATTTGCCAAGTGGAGTTAATGCAAATGATTTAAGAACATATATTAGAGAATATACAGTACAGACAAACATTAAAGTTGATTGTATTTGTGTTGACTATTTAGATTTGTTAATGCCAATATCAAAAAGAATTGCGCCAAGTGACTTATACATTAAAGACAAGTATGTTGCAGAAGAACTAAGAAATTTAGCAGTAGAGCTTGAAGTTCCACTAGCAACAGCATCGCAGTTAAACAGAACAAGTATTGAAGAAATAGAGTTTGATCAATCGCATATTGCAGGTGGTTTAAGCAAAATACAAACAGCGGACAATGTTATTGGTATCTTTACATCAAGAGCAATGCGTGAACGTGGAAGATATCAGTTACAGTTAATTAAAACAAGATCATCTGGTGGTGTTGGATCAAAAATTGATTTAGCATTTGATGTTGATAACTTGAAAATTACTGATCTTGATGATAGTGAAATTGAAGATACAGTAGCTACATCTTCATCAAACGTATTAGATAATATAAAGAAAAGAACAAGTACAGTAAGCAATAAATCTGAAGGTGCTCAAGTAGTTGAAAAAGTAGAAGAAGTAGCAAAATTAAGAGATTTGCTTAAAAGCAAAAAATCAGCATTTGACAGCGAGGATTAGTACCTGTTAAAATTATCTTTATATAATTATAAATATATAAAGAAGGTACATTTATATTATGAAAAAGCAGTCAAGATCCATATTAGATGAAATTAATGAGTCTTTTCCCAAAAGAAATCTATCTCATGTAGTAGAATCGCGTGGTTCACACGTGATTAATTCTGCTATCAATTTGGTGAATCTAATTAATGAAAATTTTAGCGAAGATATTGCTAATGATCTTACTAGAAGATTACTTAACAGTATTAAATCTGGTGATCCAAACAAGTTTGAAAGAGGTATACGTAAGGTAGATAAGCATGAAGATTAATGAACTAGATCATATTAAAGAAGATCTTAATACACATCTTACTCACCTAGAAGACCTCAGTTTGTTTAAAGGTAAACCAGGTGCCGCAGATGCCATTCAAACTTTAAACTCTTTAGCAGATATGCTAAAAGGTCACTCAAATAAAAAAATTAATATTACAACAAAATGGGATGGTTCACCTGCAATAATTTGTGGTACTGATCCTAAAGATGGCGAATTCTTTGTAGGTACAAAAGGAGTATTCAACAAAAATCCAAAATTAAACAAATCAATTGATGATGTTGAAACAAATCATGCTGATCAAAAACAAGGTGATGAGCTTAAAGATAAAAGTGGTTTAAGAGCAAAATTAAAACTAGCATATGAACATTTAAAAAAGTTAAACATTAAAGGAGTATTACAAGGCGACTTAATGTTTACACAAGGTGATATACAAACAAAAAGTTTTGAAGGTAAATCTTATATTACATTTAAGCCACAACTACTTACATACGCAGTACCATCTGATTCTGATTTAGCAAAAAAAATGATGTCAGCAAAAGTTGGTATTGTATTTCATACAAAATATGAAGGCGAAAGTTTAGAAGATATGAATGCATCTTTTAATATTGATTTATCAGATCTTACACCAACACCAGATGTTTGGTTTGATGATGCATATATCAAAGATGTTTCAGGAATGGTTAATTTTACAGAACAAGAATACAAACAAGTAAAAACATCAATTGAACAAGCAAACACTTATTATAAATCAATTGGTAATGCATTTCAATTTTTAGATAGTACTGAAGCTGGTAAAAATTTAAAAGATATTATTGCCGCAAACATGAACAATAATATTAAGCAAGGTGTTATTGAACAAGATCCTACAAAATTTTATAATTCATTTGTAGAAGATTACAAACGAAGAGCCAATGATGCAATAGCAAAATTAAAAACAGGTCCAGAAGGTCCTGCAGGACAAAGAAAATTAGCCGCACTTGAGCAAGGGCTACAGTTTTTAGATACTAACAATCAGAACTTACAAAGTTTTTATTCAATGTGGTTAAAGTTAGGTGCAATTAAAAATGCTATCTATCAAAAAATAAGAAATATAAAAGCCATAGATACTTTTGATGAAGTTGACGGTGAGTTAAAAGTTAGTGACCCAGAAGGTTTTGTTGCAGTCGATCGTATTGGTAACGCAGTTAAAATTGTAGATAGATTAGATTTTTCAAGAAAAAATTTCAATAAAGAAGATTTAGAATTAAATTTAAATTTATTAAATGACTTGTCTGAAAGTAGACAATTTAGAAATAGAAAATCAGTAAGTAAGTATTCGGCCAAAGGTGCGGCCGATCTTGCATTTGCTGAACTCTGTGCATTAGTAATTTTAAATTATGAATACAAGTATGCCAATATTGCTTCAAGGTATGCTTATAGAACAGCTTCATATGGAAACTTTGATTACTTTAGAAATAATGGTACAGACTTATATATTTTACTTCATGCACTGGCAGGTACAGGATCAGTAATTAGATTTGCTGATGAAGAAAACAGTAAAGTATTTCAAAAAAGATTACAAATTAATACAGTTTATCTGAAAGAATTTTTAAACTATATTGTTTCAAATGGTGTAAATCAGAGATCATTGAGCAGATACTTAATGAGAGTTTCTCGAATGTTAATGATTGATGACAGTTCATTGAGAGCTATAAGAAGACTAACAGCCGATTTTCCTATTTTAAAGTCAAGAGAAAAAGCAATGGTTGTTGTGAGAACAATGCAGTACCTAAGATCAGCTTCACCAAGGTCAGAATTATTAATACATTTACAACAGATGTCTAGAGAAAGAAGACTAGAAGACAAAGTAAAAGATCAACAAAAAATGTCACCAGCAGTAGCAGTAGGAGCCGCACTAATTGGTGGATATGCTGGTTACAAATTAGTGAGAGATAAAAAGTGGCAACAAAAAGTTGATTTTAAAACTAGAAATTTAAAGAGCTAATCATGTCAGTATTATTAAACTTACCTAAATCTAAAAGTTTAAAAAGTTTTTCTAAGAATTTAGAAATATATACTTTGTACACAAAAATAAATATAAAAGCAACTGATAATTATGAAGATACCAGCCAAAAAGATTTTGAATCTATAATGGTAATGATAGAGAAATATCATAGTATAGCAATTAGAAATAATCCTACAGTAGTAAAAAAACTACAAGATTATACATCTAATTTAAAAGGAGAAGGCTATAGCTTTAAATTTGGTGTAACTACACTAGATTGCTTTAAAAAACATGAAAATCCTGTAGGTGTGTTAGTTGACACACTTGATGGTACTGTTTTAGAAGGCGGAGAAGTAAATACATTAAATAGTAGTATTAATACTGAAATAATGCATACGGAGAGAATGTAAATGGCAGACGAAGATCGAAAACAAGCG